GAACAATGTCAGCGAAGCTGTCAGGGTCACGATACGTTTCAGTCTTGTTGATTTGCTCAGCAGTTGCTACAGCAGAATCATGACCAGCAACTAGTACACCATAGTTAGTGTTCTGGTTAGCTGAACAAGTTGTACCAGGTCCTGTACCCACTTTAGGTAGGTTTGAAGATGTGTACACACGGAAGCCATGAAAGTTGTTCAAGACCAAGCCATTGCGAAGACCACCTGATTCACCATAATCTGAGTTCATGAGGCGGCTGTCCTCGTCACGCAAGATTTCCATGAATACCGGGTCAACTACCAGCCAGCGCCCTTGAGTATCAACTTGTTGTTGATCCAACAAACGTGCCATACGAGCTACAACCATTGCTGGTGAAGCTGTTGCAGTTGGGAGTGCAGTAGCGCCTGGCAAACGTGCAGCTAGTGGGATCGAATGATCGCCAGCAGAAGCCGTTGAAATGTTACCAAAGTCACTCTTTTTCAGTTTCATGCTTGATAGCAATTCATCTGAACCTGCAGTAGTTACAGCTTTAGAACCATTAACTTGGTCATTTACTGTATCGGCTTGTGCGTGTAATGCTTACTGTTTGAAGCCTGACAAGTAGCCAAGTACTTCTTGGTCATACTGATCAGCTAAACGATAAGCTGCACGATCTGTTGCAAGCTGCATGAAATTGACGTGGGAGTGCGCTTCTTCGATATCGTCCATTTTAAAAGCAAAATAGTTAGCTTTATCAACGACTAACGAGAAATCCTCATCGTCAAGATCTTGTGCTGAAACCTGTGTGCCACGAGCATAGCTGCTCACAGAAATCTCAGGTTCTTTAATAATTTTGACTGTATCACCTTGTGCAGCGATCTCACCAAAATAATCAGAGTTCGTAATATCTCCACATACGGTAGATTTACGGAAAGCAAGTTGTACCTGCTTTGAGTAGATTACTGGGCTAAAATTGCCGTTTGGCAAATTCCCGTAACCACCTGCTGTTGTAAAAGCCATGTTAATATCCTCCATAGATGTTTGGCTTATGATTAAGTAAGCATAAACACTGTGTAAGAGGCTGTTCTTTCTAGGGTGCGATTTGTTCCTCAGTTGGCCTACGTTGGAACTATCGGGCCTGTACTTGATCAGGTAAGTCTTATCTTAGTAGTTTTGGCTCAGTTGTAGTAGGAATACAAAGGTAGCTAATTTAATAGGGCTTTATATTCCTTTAGTTAACATACATAGTTATATCACATATCTATGCATTGTCAATAGCTTTTTAACGTGCACCCCCAGAAATATCATAAATAAATTTACCACTACGGATAGCTTCCATGATAGCATCTGAGTTTGCTTCGTATTCATGCGTAGACATCTTCTGCACTTGTGACTCACGAATATGTCCCGCTGGGTTATCGTTATCTGGTTTAGTTGTACGCTTAGTTACAACTGCAGAGGCTGCATCTTTAGTCTTACGCCGCTTACCTTTAACGTCCATTCCGTTATCAACCTTATATAGATCAATAACTCGTATAACTGATTTAGGGTCATCTTGGTTCTCATATAGAGCGTCCTGCACCCACTTAGGTTGTTCGCCAGCCCAGTCATGAAATGCATCACTACCACGTAGATCATCAAAGTCTGTGTGCATAGTGCGGATCTCATTCTCAGCTTTGAGGCGATGGGCATCAGCATTCATCTTATCAATCTGCTGTAGGCGCTCATCAGCGTGGCTGAACTTCTCTTGAGCTTTCTTCTCAGCAATTGTTTCTACAATGCCAGCAATCTCAGGATACTTCTTAGCCCACGCATCAATACTCTCATCACTCGTAGGTGGACGCACAGTACCATTCTCTTGTGCTTTACCTAGCTGCTCTTTGATAGCCTTTAACTCTTCAGCTTGTTTGTTAAGGTGATTACGTAAGTCGCTGTAGCGTTTCTTATAAGTACGCTCCTCACCACTTAAGTTTTCTTCTTGTGCTTCAGCTTCAGAGTTGGCTTCTTTTTGTTGGGAACTACCCTCTGTTTGTACTTGGGTTGTCGCAGATCCCTCGCCATTGGATTCCTGTTGCCCATCTGGTCCTGCTTCCATCAAAGCTTTTAGTTCAGCTTCATCTTGCTCTATTCGTTTCTTGTTAGCCCGTGATCCACCTTTAGGCTGTACAAATCCTGCATTCTTAGGTGTCTCCACCGCTGTTAGTTCTGGCATAGTTTTAGTCCTTTTATGTTGGGGCCAGCATTACTGCCGGGTAGCCTTATAGTTATTATACAGTTTCACCGTTCTCACGAATAAACTTAGTATCTCCACCTACTATATCAAATAGTTTCATCCAGAAGTTTTTAACTGGTGTAAATACAACACCCACTTTCTTTTCATTATAATGGTATTTACCATAAGATACAAGAGGGTCTGCAAATGTTTTTGTAATAACCCACTTAAATGTAGGAGACTTTCTCATTAGAGGTACAAATACTTCTGCAACTTTGTAGTAGCCTCTGCGATTACGATCTGTCATATACTCATCCCGATATTTACGTACTACCTTATCCATAGTACCATTACCATAACGAGCTTCTAACATAATAAAGCAGCATCCATCACCGCTATCAGCAGCCTCATTAGCATTATCTGTATTAGATGTATCACCACGAGCAGCTTCATTGGAACGTCTGTTTGCTGTGGCAGTATAGTGTCCCGCTAAAGAAGGATTAGCTTTTAGTGAAGCTTTTTCCGTACTAGATAAATGAGCGTCTAAATTTTTACTAGTATTAGGGTTGCTTGAATCTAAACGTGTAGTTTTTACATTACTAGCTTCAGGTTGACCTGTTGCCGCTGCCTCTGCTGCTGCTTTAGCTGCTGCCTCTTTTCTTTTTTTATCTGCTGCTGCTTTATCTGCTGCTGCTTTAGCCGCTGTTGCTGCCTTAGCTGCTGCTGCCTGTTTATCCTTAAGTTCCTGCTCTAGCCGTATAGCCTCTGCTAAATCTGCAGCCTCTTTTAGTTTTCTTTCGGCTTTTTCCACTTCACGTCTAGCTTTTTCTGCTTCTATAGCTGCAACTCTGGCATTCTCATCCTCAACAGTTTTTGTAATAGTAGCAGTTTTTTCTAATATACCACTAGAAGTTTTTTCTGTAGAGCTAGATGGTAGTAAAGCATCTATATCTAAGCTACCATCATCTTTTTGATAGAAGGCTTGTTCGTATATAGGTACACCTACACTTTGACCTCTATCATCTCCAATACCTGTAAGTTTAGATATTAAAGAAGGATCTCTATCGCTAACACTATTAGCTTCAAACTGTGCTTTAAATAGAATATTCATATCGTCGTTTGTCAGGTCTGAATCTTCTGATGTTTTTCCTGATTTAAGAATATTATTTATGTTAGTATTAACATTAGCAGCCTGTTTTTCTTTTGCTTTTCTAGCTAATAAAGGCAGAGCGGCTGCTCCTGCTGGGCCACCAATTACAGAACCTACTAAAGTAAGAATACTATTTTCTATAAAGCCACCTGCTGTAGTATTACCTGTTTTCATAGACTCAGCATAATCATTATAATCATCCATAGTCCAGTCTTCTACTTTAGTCTTAGTCCAGTTAGGTGCATTCTCTCTAGCAGTTTCTGCTGTTATAGAAGTATCATCGTCATCTCTAGTTTGCTCTTCTGCAACCTGTTCCTGTTCTTCTACAGCAGTAGCACCCTTCTCACGAAAGCCCTCAGGTATACGGCTAAGAGGCTTACCGTTAAAGAAGTATATACGTATCTCTTGTTCTGTTTCAGGGTTAATAAAAGTCTTAAACTCAAAGCCACCAAAGGTAGCACCCGTACCACCGTACTGACCATAGCCGCCACCAACAGGAGGTGGTACGTCTACGTCTTCGCCCGGAATAGCTCCACCCTCATCATAGCCATCTTTAACGGCTTCTGTATCAGATTCACTCTTAGGTGGCATAGGCTCTTCACCTGCCTTAATACGATCCCAGCCTTGCTCTGCTGCACCTAGTAGCTCATTAAAGAAGTCTTCCCCAAAGTAACGCAGTGTGTATGCAGGGATAACAAACTCATTAGGACTTACGTTAACTGTAATGTCATCACGTACCTCAGAAGGTAAAGCACCTACAGGAGCAGTGTTACCACTTACAGGGTCTACTTGCTCTTCAAGCAGCATGTCGTTCATTTCTTTATCTGTTTGGTCCATTCACTTCATCCCTTAAATAAGCTAACTTACGCAATGCTGCAATCTCACCTTGAATACGATAAACGCCTTCAATAGTACTCTCTTGTTCTAACCTGCGCTGGGCAGAGCTTATCTTGACATCTAGTACCTCTACGAAAGAATCCCATAGAGGCTTATCGTTCACAAACTTCTTAATGCTCATGTACCAGTGAACCCTTGCTCACCCGGCACTGGCGCTGTACCTGTACCAATGTTACCACCACCTGCACCTGTAGTATCGCTGACAGCTACTCCAGCTTGCTCAGGAGCGGCTCCCGGTGCGCTGGGCTGGGGTGGCCCCTGAACTGCACCTTCTGGCCCTACAGGAGCATCTGGAGGCTGTGTGAACTTCT